TCTCCAAAGCCATCGTTCTTGCTCTTGCTTCGTCTATACCTGCATCACAAACTAATATTGCCACGCGCTCAACAAACTCATCAATTTCAGCCATTGATGCCCTGCGTCCTAGCGCTTTATCTAGCCAAACTTCATCAAGTTCGGCTTTTGTATCATCTCTTGCCATTTAGCCAAGCCTCAAGAATAAAATTCAAAACGCCGATGGCAATAATTGCCACCAGCGCCAATGGAATAAAAAAGAATTTAAACGCCAGTTGAACCATAGCCACCGTCACCACGGCTAGTATCTGATAATTCTGACACCACAATAAATTCAGCTCGCATGATGGGTGCAATAACGCCTTGAGCAATCTTCATACCGTTTTTGATCACAAAATCGTCATCGCCATGATTGATTAGAATCACGCCTACTTCGCCTCTATATCCGGCATCAACTGTGCCAGGACTATTAAGCACGGCGATACCGTTTTTCAACGCCAATCCTGAACGCGACCTAATCTGCAATTCATACCCAACAGGCACGGCCACTGCAAGCCCCGTAGGGACGCAAAGTCTATTCCCCTTAGTCAGCACTATGTCTCCATCATTATTAGCCACCAAATCAAATCCACTATCCCCTTCATGGGCATAAGTAGGTATTTGAGCGCTATCGCTTAAAAGCTTTAATTCAACATTAATTCTCATCAACATTAACCTCTTTACCTATAGACATAATGGCCAAAACCAATTCATTAGGAATTGTGCCGCTTAACAATTGATTAGCAAATTCAGCAATTACATAAATTGCCTGTTGTGCTTGATTACTTGACGAAAGGCTTATCTCATCAGTATCAGCACCATAATTAGCCTCCATTTCAATCTTATCTTCTATTTCATCCGATGTAATTGTTAGTGTACATACGTTTTTCATTTTAAACCTCTCAAAAACTCAACCGCTGGAATCACATGTTTAACCGCTATCTTTTCGCTGAGTAAATCGCTAACTTCCATCAATCCATCAATCAATGGATCAACATTTGTCTTTCCTGATTCTTTGATTGATATTTCATCAACTTTATCTTGCAATGACAGCATAATGCTTTTAATTGCCATTTGCGCTGTGCAACTTGCTTCATCAATTAACGAGTTGATAGTATCCGCTTTAACTGCTGTAAAGCTAAATTCTGCTTCTGTTTGGCAAACCTCAACGGTTTCTTCAACGGTTTCTTCAACGGTTTCTTCAACGGTTTCACTCTCAACGGCTTCTGGTGTGGAAATGACCATAGGTTTATCGGTGGAAACTTCATCTTTTAGCCGCCATGTTTTAACCATCCGCCCATTGAACACTTCGGAATTACCATTTACCACCAAGCCTCTTGTGTGTAACTTGTTAATTGACTTCATTACCCCGTCAACCCCACCAACAAACAAACCTTGGTCTGCGGGTTCAAGTTCGTTATAGATTTCTTTTGATGTCAAAGCAATCCCGCCTTTAAGTGTAGCTAGCACATCATACACAGCATCTTGTGCGCTTCTTTTGTCTTTAATCATTTCCTGGTTCCTCATATAAAAAAAAACCGTTTCGATTGCTGGTAGGAATTAGCCTGAAAGATTTAGGCTTCAGCAAAGGAAACGGTTTTTGTTTAATCTTTCTTTTGTAAGCTTCCTACAGCTTGTAAAAATTATAACAAAAACCAAAACAGTGTCACTCAATTTTTACCTCAGCCTCACAACCTCACCCCTCACCCCTTTAAAGGGGGGTGAGGTGAGGTGAGGTGGTTAATGAAGGCCAAACCTCACTACCTCACCTCACTATTACCTCACTGAGGTTTTAAAGTGAGGTAATCCATACATAGTTACCATCCTGCATAATCAAGCCTTGTTTCACCAATGACTTCAAAGCGGCTTCCATTTTTCGCCATCTATTTTTATCGTTGATGGTTTCAAATACATACGCTTTAATAAGGTCTAAACTCACAACGGTTTCGTTTTCACCAAGAATAGTTTTTCCTTTACCGCTTTCACCGTGTTCTTTTACAGCCGCATCAATACTATCTAGGACGATCTTGTCATTGCCTTTCAATTCAAATTCTTTTTCAGCCGAGCCGATGTATTCCAAATAAACACTGGTGATTTGTTTTTGCTCATCGTCGTCATAATAAAGATCGCCTTCAAGCTCAACAGGTAAAATGCCAAAACGAATGTCTTGTCCTGCGTCAAAGTCTTTCGACTTGGTGCAGGTCATAATTGAAGTCATGCCTTCTTTACTAACGCAAAATTCAGCATCCATAGCGGCTTTGATTGCACTGCTGCCTCTAGCGCGGGTTTTGTCACCATGCCCGCTATGGTGAACCAACATGACAGCACAGCCTGTTTTGCTAATTAACAACTCTATGCATTTAAGAAATTTTGCCATGTCGTCCGATTTGTTTTCGTCGCCAATCATGTTTCGATGCAAAGTATCAATAAAGATAATGGATGGATTAATGCTCATGTCATCAACAATCTTAGTAATGGCTAAGGCTTCGGCTTCATCTAAAAGGTTGACTGATCGCTGGCTGAAAAAGATATTTTCAGGTTGCTCGTTATATTTTTGAGACAAGGCTTTCATTCGTAACGTCAAGCCTCGATGCCCTTCACCTGCGATGTAAATAACTTGCGCTGCTTGCTTTACTTTGTGGTTATGCCAGTTGATGCCATTGCCGATGCAAAAAGCCCAGTCTAAAGCAAATAAAGATTTACCCGCGCCTGAATCACCAAACAGGAGATTCATACTGCCACGTTCAATAATGTTCTTAATCAGCCAGTCAGGTTTTTTAACAGCCGCCATCATGTCGGCAACTGATATAAGCAAGCCTTTTGGTGTGGGTACGCCATTAATTGCTTTGGCAACTGCGTCTAAGCCTTGTAGGGTAGCCATATCATTGAAGTCACCATCAATAGGACAGACGATGTATTCATGGCCAGTGTCGTGTGCTTTTTCAGCGCCTTTGCCGTGTTTGTCGTTGTCCGCGCAGATAATCATCCGTTTGTCACTGTATTGATGGTGGATCATGTCGGTGACAGGCTTGAGATTGCCAGCGTTAAATGCGATGCAAACCGCATAACCTGTGGCTTGTGCTAAAGAGTCTGCTGTTGCGAAACCTTCAGCCACTAATAAGATCGATGATTGTGTTGGATCACCGATCCAGCAATGACCACCTTGCATTTTGCCGCCAGCATGAAAACGCTTTGTGCCATCACTGAAAATTGACTGAATTGATTGCAGATTGCCGTCAGGGCCATAAACAGGAATGATTAACTTTCCGCCAAAAATCCTTGTCATATTAGGGCGAATACCTTTTAACGACAGGTAATCATGTTCTAATGCCGGACGCGCGGTTTCATAAATGGCTTTGGCTTCAGTTGCCGCCAATTTATAAGATTCTTCCAGCTCTTGCTTGGCTTTGGCTTTAGCTTCCTCAAACTGACGGCGCATTGCTTCTTGCTCATCAGGTGCTAATGGTTTGTCGCGCTTGGCTTGCCATGTGTGAACCTCACCAGTGCGCCAGCAACCAAACGATGCACCTTCACCATCGGGGAATAAGAAAACCCAACCAGATTTGTCAGACTTTTTGCCGTTGGTGGAAAATCGTTTGACCTTGCCAGCAATAACGCTTTCCGGCGGCTCAAATCCAACGGAACGAATAACCTCCTGTAATTCGTAAATCATAGGCTTTCCAAATAATCGCTAATAATCTTAACAGCATCATAAGGCACTACGCTCTTATAAGCATTGTTGGCTATCTTCCAAACGGTTATGTATGGCAACTTTGTTTCCCGCGCAATCGTTGATAGATTCATCGGTTTTAACTTCTCAATTACTTCTTCCAAGATCATCATTTTTTGTCGCTCCAAATTATTTTTTTTACAAAGTGTTGCAATTCTATTTTAGATAATTAAAATGCACAACCAGAGAGAAATTTTAACCCCAATGAGGAGGAGTAAGACCATGAGTTTATTAGACTCAATTGAAAAACCCCAAGACCGTGCAGTTATATGCACAATCACTGGTGATGCTGGCTTAGGTAAAACCAGTCTAGCCGCTACTTTTCCGAAGCCTATATTTATTCGCGCAGAGGATGGATTACAGGCTGTTCCGCTTGAATCGAGACCTGATGCTTTCCCTGTCATTACATCGTCTGAAGATGTGTGGGAACAATTAGCCGCATTGATTAAAGAAGATCATCAATATAAAACATTGGTGATTGACTCTATCACGCAGCTTGATACGCTGTTTGTTAATTACATTGTAGAAACTGATCCGAAAAAGCCGAAAAGCATTGCACAAGCTTTAGGGGGTTACGGTGCTGGATTTCAGATGTTGTCCAGCTTGCATGGTCGTGTACGCAAAGCGGCAGGCATTTTAAACGAACGTAAAGACATGAACATTGTTTTTATTGCTCATGCTGAAACAGAAACCATTGAGTTACCAGACCAAGATCCCTACACCAGATACAATATTCGGATGCAGAAAAAAAGCGTAAGTCATTACATTGATAACGTGGACTTATGCGGATTTATAAAGTTAGAAACGTTTACACAAGGCGATGGTGAACGCAAAAAAGCCGTGTCCGATGGCACTCGTTTGTTGGTCACATACGCCACTGCGGCCAACATCAGCAAGAACAGATTTGGCATTACGGAAGATATTATCGTAACGCCAAATGTAAACCCTTTAATTCAATACATTCCATTATTAGGAGAATAAAAAATGAGTATAAACCTCAATGATTTAACAATTGGAGAGGCTATACAATTAGCATCAATGTTTGGAAACAATCAAGAAACAAAAATAGGTTTAAATGCCATGATTGGTAAGAAATGTATTGTTCGGACTTATTTTGCAGGTGTTTGGTTTGGTGAAATTGAACAAAAATCTGGAAATGAAGTTATTGTCAAAAATGCTAGAAGAATGTGGCAATGGTGGGCTGCTGCATCCATTAGTTTAAGCGGCGTAGCTTTATATGGTATCAAGCAAGATAAAAGTAAAATATGCCCAGCGGTATCTTCGGTTTGGCTTGAAGCAATAGAAATTATTCCATGCACCAACATTGCTATTGAATTAATTGAGAGCGCTAAAGATGTCAAAGCTGAATAAACCGATAATAAACGGCAACGGCAGCGGCCACGGCTACGGCGACGGCAGCGGCTTCGGCTTCGGCGACGGCAGCGGCTACGGCTTCGGCGACGGCAGCGGCTACGGCTTCGGCGACGGCAGCGGCTTCGGCGACGGCCACGGTGGCGGCTACGGCGACGGCAGCGGTGGCGGCTACGGCGACGGCAGCGGCTTCGGCAGCGGCGACGGCTACGGCTACGGCAACGGCGACTAATTTAAACAAATTTTTATTAACAAAAGGAAGAAATATGTCATTTTTTGACCTAAGCGATAACACCAGCGTTTCAACTGACGGCAAATTTGAAGTCGATACAGGTGGCGCAACTATTCCAAACGATACCACATGCTTGGCGATGATTGATGAAGCTGGATGGGCTGAGTACCAAGGCGATGAATACATCAATTTAAGATGGGTAGTGGTTGAACCGGCGCAATATAAAAACCGTAAAGTATTTCAAAAAGTTCGTGTGCATGACGCTGATGCTAAGAAAGCGGATAAAGCCAAAAAAATGTTGGCGGCTATTGATGCCAATGCTGGCGGTAAATTGGTTGCTGCTGGTGAAGAACCAACGGATATGACCTTAACCAAAGCGCTGATCAACAAACCTATGTTAATTAAAGTGATGGAGTGGGAAATGAACGACCGGAAAGGCAACTGGGTTTCAGCCGTTGCGCCACGCTCTGGTAAAGCGCCAGCATCAGCGCAAGTTGCTAAAGCACCAGCACCTAGAGCATCAACACCAGCATTTGAAATAGATGATGATGATGGTATTCCTTTTTAATTGACCATTAAACATAGCGGTCTAATAAACCGCTATTTCAAATTATGAACCCAAAAAATTTATGCCCTAATTGCAAGGTCGGGATGGGGCTATTTTACTCATTACGAATGAAGTGGTGCATTGATTGTGGCACTAAGTACCCGTGGGAGCTGGATGAAGGACAGCAACCGTTAATTAAACATCAGAGGTAGGAGAATAAAATGCTAAACCATAACATAGAACAAAGAACGCCAGAATGGTTTGCCGCCAGAAAAGGTCGCATAACCGCATCAAGTGTTGGCGCAATCCTTGGATTATCACCCTTTATGAAGCCAAAGGACGTTATGCGTCAGATGGTGCGTGAATACCACGGCGCAGAGCGTGAATTTCAAGGCAATGCGGCTACGAATTACGGCACAAACCATGAGCCATTGGCGTTAGCTGATTATGAATTGCAATACAACAAAGTTGAGCTATGCGGTTTTTATACTAAAGGTACAGCACTGGGTGCGTCACCAGATGGTTTAATAGATGACGATGGATTGATTGAAATTAAATGCCCTTACAGTCTAAAAGATAAGATTGATCCGCAATTTAAATCAATTGATGAGCAGCCGCATTATTACGCGCAAATCCAATTCCAGCTTTATTGTACAGACAGAAAATGGTGCGACTTTTATCAATGGTCGTCGCGTGTTCACAAACTTGAACGGGTTGAAATAAATGAAGAATGGCTTGATGAAAACTTGCCAAAATTAGGTGACTTTTATGCTAAATATTTGATTGAGCGTGAACAGCCAAACGCACAATATTATTTAGAGCCAAAGCATACAGAACAACAAACGGATATTGCCGAGCTGTTGGTGATTAAGTATCAAAGAATTAGCAATGATATTAAAGATTTAGAAGCGCAGAAAAAAGGCTTGTTAGAAGAACTTGTACAGGTTTGCGGTGGACAAGATAGCGTCATCAATGGTCATAAGCTGACTAGAGTTGTGCGTGAAGGATCAATATCTTATGCCAAGGCAATTAAAGACCTAGCGCCTAATGCTGATTTGTCTGCATACAAAGGTAACCCAACTGAGTATTGGAAATTAAGCTGATGCTTCGTTGGTATCAACAAGAAGCCCACGATGCCGCAATAGATTGGGTTAAAAAATCAACCGAACCATGCCTGTTGGAACTGCCAACAGGTAGCGGCAAAAGTCATATTGTCGCGGCAATTGCGAACACGTTGCACACCATTAGCAACGGCAAATCTATATTGGTGATTGTTCCATCAAAAGAGTTGGTAGAACAAAACGCTGAAAAGTACCGAGAAACTGGCAATGATTGTTCGCTTTTTAGCGCCAGCGTGGGCGAAACTTGTACTAGATACTCTGTGGTGGTTGGTACACCAGTCAGCATTAAAAACAAAATACATCGTTTTGGTAATCGGTTTTGTGCAATTGTTATTGACGAAGCGCATCGGCTAACGCCAACAGTTAAAGATATTATTGGATCAATTGAAAATCACAATCCAAAGCTTAGAATAATAGGCTTGTCAGCCACGCCTTATCGCCTTGGTAGTGGCTATATTTATCACCAAGATGAAAACGGCAAAGCGCACGGTGAAAACAAAGCAAAAGATCCATTCTTTATGCAGCGGGTTTATACAGTAAAAGCGAAAAACTTGATTGACCAAGGTTTTTTAACGCAGCCGATTGTTGGTTCTATTAACGAGCATTATGACACCATCAATATGCAAACGAATAAGATGGGGCAGTTTAGCGCGGCA